AGATAAGTTCCCATACCGCTTCTTCGTTGCCGTACCCGCACAAAGTTATATCCCCGTCAAGCCCCATGTGATGAAGATTCTCTGTGCTGACATAGCGGTTTATAGCATCCTGCGGATTCCGGAAACCAATCATAGTCGCAATATCCCGCAACCGGAACCAGCCATCTTGAACATCTAACGTATCTTTTCCGAAATCAAAAGTCATTGGCAAATCTCCTTAAACAAGCTCGGCTGCAACACAAACAGGAAATCCCTATAGCTTTCATCGAGTGACACTATATCAGCGTAATCCTGCTCGAAGAACTTATGTAGCAATCCATAGTCACGGTCGGCCACCTCGCGGATTTTGTATGTATTTTCGGCGGTATAGACCAAACGAGTGACCCCGTTGCTATCCGTACCAGAACCCTTGCCGTTTTTCACCACATCATAGAACACATTTTCGTCCATCACATAGCAGAAATCTGTGATATGCAGGATTCCCTTTTCTCCGATAAGTTTACGGATTCTGTTCAGGAGTGCCACACGAGAGCCGTATTTCTTGTTCTCGACCTTGCGCTCCGTCCCACGGATAGTAACTCGCAAATCCGAATCAAAGCCCTCTCCACGAACCTTCTTATACGCTCCAGACCCCTCGATAATACGAGCATCCAAGTCTTGCCGTTGAAAATGCAGCAATAACTTCTTTTCAGATTCCTTGCCCTTACGCTTGTTGCTCCGGCCTGTTGCCTGTCGGCTCTTTGATTTTTTTCTCTCGAATTTATTATACTCTCTGCACTTTCGGCACTCTCCACGCCGTTCAGCACTCAAACAATATGGCTTGACCACGCAATCAGCCAATATGGATATACCTCCCGATAACATATTTTTTCATTATTTACCTCCGATAAGTTTTGCTACCCAAATAATCAACGTCAAGATAGCTACATTCTGTGCGCTCATAAAAGCCGTTCCAAAAACGAAATCAGCAAACGCAATCGCTAACCACGAAATTCCGCCGTAGATTAATACGCCAAGAAGCACCGACAACACAATCATAAGGGGCGTAAAAATCCCCAAAAATATTTTACTCATATTTTTACCTCAATCTTTCATAATTACCGCTAAAAAGCCAAAAAAGCCTACCGCACATATCGCATACATCAAATTTTCCCCTATTTCAATCATTTCTTCAGCTCCTTAATTTTTCTTCTCAACACAACAATCTCGTCCATAAATTCAAAATTGAAGTTGATTAAATCATCGTTCTGCTTCATACATTCCTTGCAAAACCAAAACATCATAACATTACAAATCACACTCAATACTAATAAAGCTATCAACTCATTCATCGGAATCCACCTTTATAACCCATAAACAATGCAAAAACGATAGTGCAAAGACTTATTATGAGGATAATCAATTCATCACTCATTCTTCCTCTGCCGCCTCGCAAATTTCGTCAAAACATTCCTCACATAAACCGCTGATACCGACTTCCCGCCGTCCTTCTTGCGAATAGCAATGCTCGTAAGCAGGTCTATGGCAACGAATACAAAGCGGTTCTGCTGATATGTCCTCTGGGTTAATTTTAATCTTGTTCATTTGTCTAACCCCCACATTTCAATGACCTCTTTAACCACCAATGAGCCTCCTAAGACAGTCGCAAATAAGGTTGAAACCGAAATAAGGAAAGTCATTATCCAATCCATAACAAGTTTAGGGTCTGTCGTTAATAAAAACTCAATCATAATCTAAATCCTCCGCATTTCTAAAGCCTTTGGATTCTAACAAATCAACCATCTTTTTCACAACAAGGGAAGGGGCTTCATTTTTTGAAATGCAAAAGTTCTCGGTCTTACCGCATTTTTCGCAAGTTCTATTTACATAGACATTTAACTCATAGAAGCCATGAATGTAATCAAGAGTGTAATATCTTTCCGAAGTATGAATGGGGTGAGTGCAGAACAAATCATAATAAAATTTTTTGAGATATTTCCAAATCAAAATAACACCACTCCACAAATAAAAATGTACAGATAGTCGATAAGTAGGATGTACCCCAAATCTCTCCACTGACAAGTAAACAGCGACATAAGAGTAGGATAGCCCAATGCCCATGCTCCTATCCAAATAGCTAAAAACTGTGCGTCTGTCAAAATATCGCCACCGTCCTTTTGCCGTCCTGCACCACATCAATTACGTTATGGGTGTTGCCGTTTTTGTCATACCAGACTACTTTGCTGTCCATGTTCTGTAACTGTAACTCATGGATAAGCTGCCGTACCGTCATTCCCTCTTTGTGAACGCCTCTGATATGAAATCTATTCGCAAAAGAGATATGCTTGTTGTTAAGCCCCGTGCCGTAGAAGTCTGTTATTTTATTCATCACGATACTCTTTCTGCATAGGCGTATCTCCATGTCTTAACTTATCGTGAGACTCCAGCAAGTCTAACATTTCAGAAGCAATTTCTTCCTTCGTTGCGGTACTACTAAGGTTTGCTCCGATTTCCCGAAAGGGCGTTTCCAGACTACCATCATAAACCGAAATATGAATCATTCTTTCGCCTCGCTCTCTCTGGGGATAACCCTTGATTCCTCTATCCAGAACCGTTCCTTGTTCGTTCTCTCGACAAGATACCAGAACGCTCTTTCTTCCTCGTTCCATGAGGATTCAATGATAACTCCGTCAAACCAGAGCACCATTTCTTTGTCCCACAAGAATTGCACTTTATCGTTTGCTTCAAATCGGCTTTTAATTTCTACCATCATTATTACTTCTCCGTTTTCTGCTCCAACTCTCGAATCGCAAAATCGCAATACTGACGGGCTTTCTTCAAGTCCTCCAGTTCCTTCGACTTATCCTTCTTTCCGGCACGAGCGATGTACTTTACGACATTCCCACGAGCGAAATCAAGGTGCTTGTCTTGGATAAAGTCAATGACTTCAATCTTGCCGTCTGTATAATGGGAAGGGTGAGATACAGGGTCGCTTTCTTTATCCGCTATTTTCTCAAACATTTCCTCATGCCAAGTACGACTTCCCCCATCTTCCTTGATAAAGTACCTGTGACGCTGGAGAGCTTCTTTAATGGTTGCGGTTTTTCCGGCTTTCCTTGCCATATCGTCAGTAATATTTATGCCGGTTCCGTTCCAGTTATAAGACCAGCGCAAATCCTCTCTGATTCTTACCTTATCTCCGACTTTGTATTTCATAGCTTTTGTTGCGGGCGTTGGTAGGACGTAAACCAGCCCCTCAAACATATCATCGCTCCACATAAAGCGTTCTCGGTCTAAGTCGATTCTATAGGTCTTGTACTTCTCGTATACTTCCGTGATTGTTGCCTGCCCGCCTCTGTATTTTTCCATATCTTTGTCAAACCGAACATCACTATACAGCTTGTCGTATTCGAGGTCATTTCTGACCAACACCTTGTCTCCAACCTTATATTTCATGCAATGACCTCCAAATTATTCTTATGGAACGCTGCTTCGATAAATTTCTCTGGTTGTCCGATTCCGTAGAAACGTACTTCCCAATAGTCGCCGTTGTCGATTGCTCGTGTTGCAATTCCCATCTGCCCCTTACATTTGATTTTTGGCAACCCCTGTGGGTGGTCTATCTTAATTACTACCGTTTTCGGGAACGATGTTTGCACTCTCTCAACTCCTTATTTAACTCAACAATATCCTGCCGATAAGACCTTGCCGTTCTTTTCCAGTATTCGCATTTACGCTTTATAGCAGCCAATTCATTTACGCTCTTGGAATCGAAGTTCTTTTTTACTTCACGGCTCATGCTCCTGCATAAATACAGAACCATTTTGAGCACATCGGCTTTGTTCAAATTCTGCTTAGACGCTTTTTTTACGCTCTCAAGGTTCTCTCCGACTAGCACCCCTACATGGTCAGGCACTTCGTCCTTAACCTGCTCCCACAAGGATTTAGGCATTACATAATAGTTATAATTACCGACAAAGTTATGACCATGATTGGAATGAAAATCTGATTTCGTAACCTTTATCTCATAGCACCGGATTATAGCTCTCGTGTTGGTTTCCATAAAATCGACTCTCTGCTTTCCGTACCAGCCGATAGTTACCTCCGGAACGCCAAAAGTGCGCCGTAATTCCGTGCTTTTCATCAGAGCTTTTTCAAGTTTTATTGTCTCTGGTGTTTTCATCTAATCCTCTTTAATATCCGAAAGCACAAATCATCAACAGTAACTTTTTGATTAGCCCGTGTGAAATGATGCTCTCTCTTATTTTTTGTGTGTTTGATGGGAACACATATCGCTTCTTCGCCCGGCTTTAGCCCTCGAAAAGTCCTAGACTTAGAAGGGAACGCTCCCAATTTTTCTACAATACGCTTGGTGCATGGATGCCCTATATAATGTGGCAGCCCTTCCAAACATAAAGTATTACGGTCAACGGTTCGGATGGAATACAGGCCGTCCTTGGGCATTACGCTCGTGGACAGCACTGCTATTATCTTATTTTCCTGCGTGTTTCTTTCTTCCCACATCGCAGAACTCCCAAACCGCACAGAAGGATTCACACTTGCGACCTCCCCATGTTTCCCGATATGAGCACGGAGGGGGCAGAGTATTCGTTTCCAAAGCGTCCGTCAACCGCTTCGCCTTGGTCAGCATATATCTCTGAATCCACCTATCCGAAATCTTATGAATCCGGACAAGCTGCATATTCGTATTTACGCCACGGTCACGAGCAGAGAAGGTGCCGGCATCGCGGGTAAAGATTTCCACCTGCATATCCTCCACTGGGTAGCCCATATTCTCGACCATCATCCTGTAGGCATTGAGCTGAATTGCTACATCGTGTACATCCCTATGGCCACGGGTGAAATAAGTCCGAAACATCTTTTTGCCGTTCCGATACTTCTTCTGCTTGCCGTCCTCGCCCATGATAGGCTCTTTGTGTTTCTCCAGCCCCATTGCATGAGCGGTTTTGAAGCTCCCATAGGTTTTCACATCGTACAGGATTTTGCGCTTGCCGTCATAGCAGTCAAATTGCCCCGTATACGTTCCTGTGGGGTCTGTGAGCCGTTTTTCGGCAATCATCTGGTCATTCTCCAAGAACCCCTCCAGAAAGGCATGACAGCCCGTTCCAAAGATTGCAAATGCGCTCCCCTGCGGGTCAATGGAATATTTTTTCGTCAATTTCAAGAACTCTTCGCGTGTTCCCGATAAGAGCTGCGTAGCAGACGGCTTGCCCGTCCACTTCCTTTGCTCTGAAATAGCCAACAATGTCCTATGACTAAGACACCTATCGGCATCGAAACGCCCCGAAATACGGCACTTCTTTAGGCAATCGCCTATAGCTACTGTATGTCCGTCAGGGCATATATACTTATCGTAGGGTATTTTTATTCCTCCTAATCGTTGACTCTGATACGGCTTGTCTCCGCATCCATCTTCAAACTAACCTCTTCGATTTTGCTCCCATTGCGGGCCTTGCCTACAGCCAACATAATTTCGTCCTTCTTGAGATAGGCTTCTTCTGGCAGCAGTTCCGGATTTTTCCCCGGCCGCCATAACAGGAAGATATTATCTGCCGATGCTTCGAGGTCGCCACCACCTTTTAGGTCAGCCATAGACGGCTTTTCCCAAATACGGCTACCACGATTGAGCTGGGACAGTACCACAACATGAATCGCATTGTCTTTTGCTAACGGTTTCATGCCCTTCGCTGTCTCTGCCAGCACCTCGAACTTGGAACAGTCACGCATATACTGGATATAGTCGATGAATACCACATCGAGCTTGCCGTCAAATATCTTTGCATTGGCATCCTTGATATAGGCATCCACCTGTTGAAGTGTCAGACCGTTCTTATCCACCACCACGAGCCGTTCCTTGAGCTTTTCAAGCACCTCGTATACTAAGACATTACCCTGCATAATCATTTCGTCTACGATGTCCGTAGGACGTTTCAGAAGGTTTGCCAGTATTCGCTCGTAAATTGCGCCGGCCGACATTTCCATTGAGAAGAACAACACATTTTTCCCTTGCCGTACTACCATATCTGTGAGCATTTGAACCGCAAGCATAGTCTTACCGCAAGAACTATATCCTCCGATGAAAGTTACGTCTTTGCGCCGGCCACCACCGCGCACCCCTGCATCGAGAGCCGTGATACCAT